CTCGTCGCTCGCTATGGCAGTGGGGCTAGGGTAGTTACTATGCGCTGTCAACCCGATACTGGCACCGGTGGCATGTTGGAGCTCATGTGGCTGGGATGGGCTGAGACGGAGTAGGCCGTGAAAAGCAATCTCTACATCATGCAGCCCTCGGTCAAAGGGATGAAGGCTCTCAGCCTGCCCCGTGCCTTGCAGATATGGCAGCAGCAAAGGTGGGGGCAAGAGAATGAGACGACTGAAAGCGTCTACAAGTCTGTGGCCTGGATATACCGAGCTACCAAGATTCTGGCCGACGGAGTAAGCCGCTTGCCCTTTGAGCTTCTTCCCCTGGATGGCGATGAGCCGCTAGAAGAGAACGAGTTTCCCGTTGATATTGATTGGCGACAACTTTTGTGGCAGACGGTGGCCGCACGCTGCCTGCACGGAGCGGCTTATTGGCTGAAGAATACTAACGTCCATAATGTGCTCAAGGGGCTACAGTATCTCAACTATAACACCATGCGGGTTATAGCCGATCCGCGCCAGGGTATCACCGGCTTCGAGCAAAGCCTCCCTAAAGGGAAGCCGATCACCTATCCGGTCAGCCGCATCGTCTATCTCCCCTTGTGGACTCCGGACAACGATGTTCACCCAGGCGTGTCGCCCGCACAGGTGGCTCTGACCGCTGCGGGGCTGGGTAAACACGCCAACGAGTACATTCGGGCCTTCTTCAAGAACGGAGCTATACCGGCTATCATTCTCAAGACTGAGGAACAGAGTGTGCCGGATAAGGAGGTCAAACGACTTAAGGCTTGGTGGAATAAGCTCTTTCAGGGACATGACAAAGCCTTCGGCACAGGCATTCTGACCAAAGGCATGGAAATTGAGCAGCTTACGGCGGTCAATAAGGATCTGGTCATACCAGAATTGCAGGAAGAGGTGCGGCGGCAGATCGCGGCAGCCTTTGGCATACCACAGACTATTATGGAGGACGCGGCCAATTATGCCACGGCCAGGGCGCACTTTGTTCAGCTCTATACCCAGGCTATCTTCCCAGAAGCCGAGATGGTGGCCAACTTTATGAATCGGCAATTCTGGAAGGATTTCGGTCTCAAGTGGCGGTTCAGGACAGAAGATGTAGAGGCTATGCAGCAGGAGGAGAGTGAGAAGGCTAGAGAGTATTCCCTGCTCTATGAGGTGGGGCTGATAGGGCAAGAGGAGGCGCGAGTTCGCCTGGACTTTGATGAGACCGTGCCCTCTGACCTAAAGCCACAGGAAGCAATGGGCGGGCAGCAGTCGCGTCTCGCCAGGGGCCTGAATCGTGACGTTAGCCCATATACAGGGGCTATCCGAGCCGACCTGAGTAAGTGGCGTAAAGTGGCTCTGAAGGCGATCAGGGCGGGCAAGCCACAACGCGAGTTTGAGAGCAATGAGATACCGATAGAACTGCATGAAGAGATAGCCACTGCCTTGGCTGCGGCAAAGAGCGAGGGGGATGTCAAGGAGATATTTCAACGCCCTTTTGATCGTGCCGCTGTGAAAGCGGCTCCTAGTAGGGCAGGGGAGGATGTGCTAGAACGCATTATCCTAAAGATACTCTCTGATTATTGGGGGCTGAGCGTTGCGGCTATCAGGCGGGGCGGTGTGCCGCCGCTCACGGCCCTGGGCACTGCCCTAGAGCAAGCCCTTGAGGTGTCCTTAACCGAGATGGCAACCGACTATGCTATCGAGGCAGCAGTAGCCGTGGGCGTGGACTTTGATGTAGCCCTGATAAACGTGGCCGCAGCAGAATGGGCTGAGGGGTATAGTTACGAGTTGGTGGGCGGTCTGGTGGACACTACTCGAAAGGTGGTGAGTAAGGCCACTAGGCTATTCGTCGAGACGCCAGGTATGACTATCGGGGAGCTGCGCGATTTGCTCAAGCCCGCCTTTGGGCCGGCGCGGGCGCAGATGATAGCTGTACCTGAGACTACCAGGGCGTACTCAGCAGCAACCAATATCTATCAGAGAATGCTGGCGGCGCAGGGTCTGGATATGGTCAGAGTCTGGAATACTGCGGCTGACGAAAGGGTATGTCCGATTTGCGGGCCGTTGGAAGGGCAGCCCGAATCGGTCTGGGCGGGGCGGTTCCCAGCGGGGCCACCATGCCACACAAACTGTCGGTGCTGGACAACTCTGACCCTCCAGCCCAAGCGGGCGGCTGAAGGGCGTTGGGTACAGACGGCGGGGGTATATCCGTGATGGCGACAACGGAGCGGGCGATGACGAAGCATAAGGTCTTTCCCATGATGTACGGCCTATGGAATGGTAAGGACTGGCTGACATTGAATGATGGCAGCGTATTTCACACCCCGAACCCACGGGTGGCAGAGGCGCAGCGACATATGGCACGCTATCGGCAAGGACTTTGGCTCATTACCGGAATGGAAATGCCTAAGCGGAGGGACGAGTGAAAGCTCTGGTCTGCGGTGCGGGTGGCTTTATTGGCTCCCATCTGGTGACGGCGCTCAAGAAGGAAGGCCATTGGGTGCGAGGCGTAGATCTCAAGTATCCTGAATGGCGAGAGAGCGAGGCCGACGAGTTCGACATATTGGACTTGCGCTACAAAGGAGATGTGGAGCTGGCCTTTTCTGAGCACTGCTTTGACGAAGTGTATCAGCTGGCCGCTGACATGGGGGGCATGGGTTTCATAGAAGTTGCTGAATGCGACATCATGCACAACAATGCTCTCACCAATCTGAATGTTCTGGATGCAGCTAGGCGGCACGAATCTAAACGCTACTTCTTCTCATCGTCAGTCTGTGTGTACCCTGAGCAAAAGTCTGATCGGCCAGTGCCAGAGTGGTATGCCTTTCCTGCCCATCCTGACAATGAGTACGGCTGGGAGAAGCTGTATGCAGAGCGCATGGCTTTAGCCTATGCTCGCAATTATGGTATGACCGTGAGAATAGGGCGGTTCAGCAATACCTACGGGCCGGAAGGAACCTGGGAAGGCGGGCGTGAGAAGGCCCCCGCCGCTCTGTGCCGAAAAGTGGCACAGGCTGATGATGTAGTGCAGATTTGGGGCGACGGGACTGCGGTACGCGAGTTTACCTATATCGACGATACCATCAGGGGGATATTGACCCTCATGCGCTCAGATGAAGAGAGGCCAACCAATATCGGTAGCGATGAGCGAGTGACTATTTTGGGTCTGCTGGAAATTATCATGCGGGAAGCAGGCAAGCCGTTGTTGAAAATAGAGCATGTAGAAGGGCCAGTAGGAGTGCAGATACGCAACTTTAGCAAGGCGCGATTGCAAGCCTTGGGTTGGCGAGCAAAGATCAGTCTGAGAAACGGTATCGGGAAAACCTACCGCTGGGTGAAAAGGCAATGTCAGACTTCACCGTCCGGATACAGGGCCTCGACCGCGTGCGCCGGAAGCTCGGTGCATCCTTCGGCCCCGCTATCCGTACCGCAACCCTCGGCATAGCCGAGGAGTTGAAGACAGAATTGGCCCGCTATCCTGGGCCAGCACATCATCCGGTTATCTGGGCTTCCAAGGCTGAACGACTGGCCTATATCGCCGCGCGACGCAGAGATGGCCTGCCGCTCAAATATACGCGGTTGAGCGATGCCTGGAGCCAGCGATTGGGGCCTTCTTGGGCAACGGGCCGATACGGGAAGCTGGGAGCCAAGGTGGGCACAAAAGCCACCTATGCCCGCAAGGTACAGAAGTGGGGCGCACAAAGTCGGCAGCATAAGGCCACCGGCTGGCGCACGGATAAAGAGGCGGTGGAGAAGGTGGTCAAGAGCGGTGTGGCCAAGCAGATAGTGCTAAAGGCCATACGGCATAGATTGGGGAAACCTTAATGCCATGGACGATGGCTAACCCGCCCCCTCCAGCCAAGAATTGGACTGAGGCGGAGAAGAAGAAATGTATAGCTGCCGCGAACGCGGTGTTACGGGATGGCGGTAGCGAGCAAAGCGCGATATTCGCCTGCATTCGGGCAGCGGGCAAAACCAAGCATCCAGGGGGTAAGGCCGTGGAGACGAAACGATACATTAGCAAGGAAGAGCGCGATAAGGCCAAGGCCAGCGATTTCGCAGGTAAGAATCGATCCTTTCCCATCCTGAAGCCTGAAGATGTGGCTGCGGCTGCGGCCAGCCTGGGCCGTGCGGAGGCCGACAACTACGACACGGATACTATCAAGAGGAATATCATACGTATCGCCAAGCGTAAGGGGGCTGCGTTTGTAGCCAAGTTGCCCAAGGCATGGCGAGATGGGGGCAAGGCTATGGACGAGATTCTGATTTCTTTCGGCAATGCGGTCAAGGCTCTGGACGGTGAGGGCCACGTTGGGGGCTATCTGGTGCTGTTTGGGGATGCCACCAAGACTGATCTGGTAGGCGACTTTTATACGGCAGAAACGGACTTTGACATCGAGGACGGCGACAAGACTACCATCTACTATCATCACGGTCTCGATGCGACTTTGGGCAAACGCAAACTGGGCAGAGGATACCTCAAGATTGACGAGGTTGGGGTGTGGGCCGACGCGCAACTGAAGCTGCGGGACGAATACGAGAAGCACATTTGGAAAATGATACAAGAGGGTAAAATGGGCTGGTCGAGTGGCGTGCCTGCCCACTTGGTAGAAAGAGAGCCGGTGGGTAACGCGATGCACTTTACCTTGTGGCCCTTGGGCAAAGACGCCAGTTTGACACCGATACCAGCAGAGCCGCGCACGCAAGCTGTGGCTCTGAAGGCATATGTGGCTGAGATGACCAATGCAGAGGCTACGCCAGAGGATGAGCCTACGGTAGGGCCATCGGCGGACGCAGTCGTTGGGCAAAGCGAAGCTGCAACGGATTCAGGAACTGCTATAGGAGAAACAGACATGAGCGAGCAAAAGGAAATGGTCACTGAGGAGGTCAAGGCGGCTGTATCTGCGCCGGACATCACCTCACTGATCGACTACGCAAAGTTGGGGGCGGCGGTGGTTGACTCTATAAAAAACGTCCCTGTGGTCAAGGGCGACACCATGGTTGTTGAGAAACCGCCAGCGCCAGAACCTACCAAGGATCAGATCAATGAGGCCGAGATGAAAGCCTTCCAGGGCTATCTTCTGACCGGTAGAGCTACCGCTGGGTCTCAGGTTGTGTATGGAGACCAAGAGGGTATGAAGGTCACACTTCAGGCGGATAGCGACATCGGTGGTGGGTTCCTGGTGACGCCGCAGATGTTCGTTGACCAACTGATCCAAGATGTGGACGATATGGTCTTTGTGCGCCGGTATGCGACCAAGTTCACATTGACTACGGCGGATAGCATGGGTGCGCCCAGCCTTGAGACCGACATGGGAGACCCGACTTGGACGACCGAGCTGGGCACCGGTTCCCTCGACACCTCTCTGGAGTTTGGGAACCGACAGCTTCAGCCGAAGCCTCTGGCCCGCAGAATCAAGGTTTCCCGAACTCTCTTGCGCAAGGCACCGCGTGTGGAGAGTATCGTGCGGGAGAGACTGGCTAAAAGGTTTGCCTACGTCGAGGAAAACGCCTTTCTCAATGGTACGGGGGCTAACGAACCACTGGGCATCTTTACTGTGAGCGATGACTCCAAGGGCTTGGACACCTCTATCGACGTGACTGCGGCCAGTGCAACCTCGCTTGAGGCCGATGACTTCATCAAGATGAAGTATGAGTTCAAGCAGCAATACTGGGGTAAACTGCGCTGGTGCATTCACCGTGATACGGTGGAGGAAATCGCCAAGCTCAAGGATGGCGAGGGGCGTTACATCTGGGATAATGGCATCAACACCACCGATGGCATTCCCAGGATAGTTGGTTCCCCCGTGGACATGAGCGAGTACGCTCCCCATACCATGACGGCGGGGCAATACGTTGCTGCTCTCTGCTACTGGCCGGACTACTGGATCGCCGATGCTCTGAGCATGGAGGTTCAGGTGCTGGCCGAGTTGTATGCGGAGACCAACCAGATCGGCTACATTGGCCGCCTGGAGTGCGACGGAATGCCTGTTCATAAAGAGGCTTTTCGCCGACTCAAGATGGCTGCGAGCTAGGAGGAAAAGAAATGAACCTGAGTAGAAACGCGCGTATCCGGCTGGCTCGTATGGGCAGTGCTACCCTGGCTGGCTCCGCGTACAGTTCGGAAGTGGATATGCAGAACTATCAGGGCGTCTGCTTCTTTGGCACCTGGAAAACCATCGCCGCAGGGAGCTCAGTGGATGTAACTGCCCAGCAAAGCAACACTAGCGGTAGTTCTTTCACCGATCTGGAAAGCACGAGGATCAACAACCCAGTGGCTAACGACAACTATACCTTCCTCCTAGACATCTATAGGCCAACCTCGCGCTATGTGCGACTCTGCCTCAAGGGGCAGGAAAACACCGCTTCGCCAGTTGGTGATGTCTATGCGGTGGCCTATGGTGCTAGATACAAGGGCGTGATAAACTCGACCAGCGGTAGCACGGAAGCTCTGGCTGCGAGTGGTATCACGGCTGAGTTCCACGCTGGGCCTGCCGAAGGTACGGCATAAAGGGGGTATAGAATGAGCGAACATGGATACTATACCGCCAACTATCAGAAGCAGGGCGGCGCTCGGTTGGTTATCGGCGGCACCCTTCAAGTTACCAGCGGCGGCACTCTTGCCGTCGCTGGGGCTGCCGAGATAGCCAGCGGGGGTACTCTCGCAGTCCAGAGTGGTGGCAGCCTTGACGTAGAAGCTTCGGGGAGCTTCAAGATCGACGGCACGACGGTAACGCCGTCGGCTGCTGAGCTGAACGTGCTGGATGGTACTCCGCAGGGGGCTACTATCACCGTTACGCCAGCGTCCACGGCTCATGCCAACGACATCACGCTAACTGTGCAGCTGACCGATGCTGACGGAG